ATCTGACGGGAGGTTGTTCATCTTCTCCTCCTCTGCCTGTTCACGGAGTTTCTTTTTCGTCTCACGGTCGATTGCATCCTGCTCCTCGTTATATCTCTGCTCGTCTGTCTTGTATGCCTCTGCACGGTTCTTGTACTGGTCGCATGAGGTACATGTTCCGGTCTTTACGTTGCAGGTCTCGTATTCGGTGCATGAATAGCAGATTGATGTGATTCCCTCCGGATGCGGTGTCTCATAATCGTCGCCCGCTTTCTTTTCCTCCGGAGGATTCATGCTGTTTTCGGACGACTGCTGCCCTGCTGTGTCTGAATCTGACACGGTGTCCTGCTGCCCTGCTGCATCCTGCTCCTGTTCCGGTTTCTGCGGTGATTTCATGTCCTTAATTTCCGTATAGGACAATTCTCCGTTTTCCTTGTACTTTGCAAGTGCCTCCTGCTGCATCTCCGGAGACATCCCGCTCAACTCATACGCTGCGGAGAATGTGAGACGCTCGTTGTTGAGTTCCTCCCGAAACTCCGGAATCAGATTGTTGTTGACGCTCTCAATCTGTGCGATCTTGGTCTTTGACATCTTGAGCATTGAGGCAATGACATCACGGAGGCGACCGGACTGGAGGTCATATCCCTTGATTTTCTTCCCATCCGTTTTCATACGCTCAAGACACGCTTTGAGACGCTGTTCCTCCTCGATGACATCCTTGAGAGACTTTGTCCGGTATGCGTTTGCGATGATGATTTCCACCTGCTCCTCGTCCTCGTCCTGCGGTGTGGTCAGTTTGCATGTCGCAATCTCAAAATCTTTATATCCCTGCTCGACAAGGTGCTTGAGTGCAAGCCACCGTCTCTCACCTGCGACGATTCTATATTCACCCTGCTCATTCGGCTCAAATACAACCTCAAGATTCTGTTTGAGACCATACATGAGGATGTCTCCTGCCAGTTCCTCAATATCTGCTAAATCGTAGAAATTGAGTTTGTTCCGGTACATCTTGAAAATTGAAATGTCCTTTGTCCGGAATCTCGCCCTCGGTGATTCGTCAACTCCTGCCTTACTGTTCTTGTTCAGTGCGTCCATGACGCTGAATCCTGTTGCCATGTTCTTTCCTCCTGTTTTCTCCCGTCAGTGCGGTCACGATTTCTTTGTATTCCATTTCACACTCGAAAATCTGTGCGTCGAGTGCGTCCAGTCTCTTGTATAACTGGTTTTCAATGCTTTTCGGTACTTTCTCGCCATTCCGCAACAATATACCGATTATCTGATATTTGCTCTTGCAGGTCAGTTCCGTCAAAATCTGAATCTGTTGCTTTTGATTCTCTGCTCTCCGGAATGACCCACATATCTCTCTTTCGGTCACACGCATCCGCTCCCCTATTCTGTTAATTTCTGCTTTTTGGTCTCTGTACGCTCGACGTTTATCTCGCCTTTGCTATTCTGTGATATAGATGCTTTGACCCCCCCCCTCGGAGGTTCAGAGTGACCTTTGCCAGTCCTCCGGTGTATATTTCCTCGACTGCTGCCTTGAGAATGTTCACGATGCCCTCACTGCATCTCTTTTCCGGTGCTGCTGCCTCTCCGAACAATGCAGCGACGTTCTGCATCGCCTTTTCTTTCCTCTGTTTCTCTTTCTGATACTCAACCGCCTGTTCGCAGGTGCAGGACATTGTCGCCTGTTCCTCTGCCTGTGGCTGTGTCAATTTTTCCTCGCTGTCAATCTGCACCATCTGTCCGCAGAATCGACACGGTGCTGTGTTGATGATGTTTCCCATGTTCAATCCTCTCTTTCTGTCGCTCTCATGCGACCTCCTGCAAAATTATCTTTCTGAATATGCTCTCAAATATCGGAACTGCGATGCTGTTCCCTGCTTGGTCATATAAAGCCTTGTAATATTTCCCGTTTCTCTCTTGAACTGCTTTCGCCCTGTCAAAATCCTCGTCTGTATATCCCATCAATCTCCAACACTCACGCTCTGTCAAATACCGATACCGTCCATCTCCTCGGTCGATAACCTGTGCAGGTGTCCGGTCTTGCCTTGTTGTGATTGTATATGCACAATCTTTGATGACCGTTGCTCTCCGGATTCCTTTTTCTCCGATACATGCAAGGACGGACGGTTGTGTCACATCGTAGATGTCCGGAACGTCATCCTCAAGGAACTCTTGCAGGTTTCGCATCGGTGTCCTTATGAGGTCATCGAACTCAAATTTTTCACCATTCAGAACAGAAACCGTGAACACTCTTTCTCTCGCCTGTGGCAATCCGAACTCTCTTGCATCTAAAACCGCATAATTATTCGTGTACCCCAGTTTTTCCATCTCGACCATGTATCTGTCGAAATTCGGTCTCATGTACTTTGATTTCACATTCTTCACGTTTTCCCATATCACATAACGAGGTCGCCATTCTCCCATATTCTCAATGATATGTATTGTCTCCCACATGAGAGAGGAACGTGTTCCGCTCCCCTCGTCTGAACCTTTCCCTCTGTTAATTCTTCCGTCTCCTGTCGCTTTCCCTTGATGTCCTGCGATGCTCATGTCTTGACAAGGCGAACCATGAATCAAAATATCCGGTTTCAGATTCCATCCGACGACCGTCTGTGTTTTATATTCTAATTCCTCACGGAACATCGAATTGTATGACCGGACTGCTTTTTCATTGATCTCCACATAGTCGATTGCTTTTGTTGGGATGTTGAGATTCCTCAACGCACATCGAGGTGAACCGATTCCTCCGAACAATTCTAAAATCTGAATCATGTGTCAACCTCCTATAATCAATGGAATCTCCTTGAGTTCCTCTGTTGACATCTCGCTGATTGCATAGTGAACCTCGCTCTTTGTATCGTCTATGAACTCAATAATCAGTTTTCTGATAATCTCTCCGTTTAAGATGATTTTTACTGTTCCTGCTGCCTGTTTTATGAGTGCATCCAGTTCCTCGTCCGAAATATCATCCGGAGAATCGTCTATTTTCTTCATTTCCTTGTCATATTCCTCTGTGTCAAGTTTTCCGACAATGTTCTTGAGTTTTCCTCTCAAATCGTTATACCATTGCTCACGCTCTCTCAATCTGTCGAGTTCTTCTATACTGATTGTTGCAGTTCCCTCAACTTTTCTCATGCTCTGCTGCCTCCTGTTCTCTCTTTTCAAGTTCCTCTTTTCCCAGTCTTATGAAATCTTTCAAATCCCTCACTCTGCGATTGTATGAATCCAGTGCTTTCTTTGCATTGTCATACTGCCATTTCAGAAAAAGCCATTGAGTTGTTCCCTCTTTTTCTTTCAGTTCTTTTTCTGCTTTTTCAATAGCCTCTTTCAAGTCTCCACTGAATTTGAATGTTGTTCCGTCCTTTTTATGCACTGCTCTCATTCCTGCCATGCATCACCCCTCCATTTCCTTGAGTAATTCATGAACCACATTGCGATAGTCCTGTGACACGATGCAGTTCTTTGAAAACTGCGGGAGGACTGCCATTCTCATGGATGCCTTTTCCGCTACAATCGATCGACGAATCGGTGTGACGAACATGTCAAAACCGGAACTGGTTTTCATCCACTCCTCGAAATCCAGTGATGTCTTGTTTTTCTGTCTCATGGTCACAAGACCTTTGATTCGGAGTTCCGGATTGATTTCCCGCAGGTCGTCAACCTGCTCCTGCAAATTGTGAATCGCCTCGTTTTCATATCCTCCGACCTTTACGGGTGCAATGACGAGTTCTGCTGCCAGTAGAATGTTGATGACCACCATATCAAGCAGACGACCGCAATCACAAATGCAATAGTCGTATGCCTCGGATATTTCCTCCAGTGCATCCCGCAGCCTCGTGACTTGATTTGCCTCCTGCTTGAGCAACAGTTTCATGTCTGTCTGCATGAGATACCCGTTTGCAGGAATGATGTCAATGTGACTGTACTGTGTGGGTCTTATCAAGTCCGTTGTCCGGTATGACCCGCCCACGCTCACATGACGCTCAAGCAGTTCACTCATTCCTGTTCCCTCCGGCTCGTATGCCTCAAATGTCTTTGATGTATCGCCCTGCGGGTCTCCGTCGAGAATGAGAACACGTTTCTCCTGCTCCTCTCCCAACATGTAGGCGATTGCATCCGATGTCGTTGTCTTTCCGATTCCACCTTTCGGTGACATAACTGCAATAATTCTCATTTTTTTCTGTTCCTCCTGTTATCCTCTTGTTACCTGTTACATGAAACCTCTGTCGTCCGGCTGTCTCCATCCGCAGCGGTGCAGGTGCATCCCCTCGCCCACCTTGTAGAGTATATATGTGAACCCT